TTTCCATAATAGCATGCCATAATATAGCCCTACCTGTAAGAGCGCTAAGACCAAAGATAATGCAGTCTTCAACTTCTCCGTGATGTTTTTTACAATCATAAAGATACTCCCTTTTTATTTGTGCGTAAGTCGGTGGTATGTTTACATTTAAATATGCCATAGTTTATCCTCATTTTATTGTACCCCAATTTGGTCCAGATTCATAGTCCACTTTGTTTGGTACTTCTAGCTCAACTGCAGATTCCATAATCTCTTTTATTTTATCTGCATTTCCATCGACCGATATATCAAGTTCATCATGCACTTGTATATGCGGTACAATTCCTTCTTTGTATAGATCAACCATTGCTTTCTTTGTCATATCAGCTGCTGATCCTTGTATAAGTTTATTGAGTGCTTTGTATGTGTAAGCTCTCTTGATCCCTGGTCCGTGTTCCGAGAGCGCTTCTTCGTGAGGTAATGCTTTATGTATCCCGAACTGGTTAGGCTCCCATAAATTAAATCTACATCTACGTCCTAGTAAAGTTCTAACTCGACCTCGGTCCTGTGCTCTACGCATAACACTCTCCATTAACATTTTTACAAAGGGGACTTTGTCATGGTACGTTCTAAATAAATCTTCAGCGTTCTCTTTTGATACACCCAGCTCTGCCTGTAATTTATTTTTACCCATACCATAAAATAAACCAAGATTAATTGTCTTGGCTTGTGATCTAGGTATGTTAGCCATGTCAGCTACAATTCTGTGAAAGTCTGCTTCACCTTCATTGTAAGCGTCTAATACTTCTTCAACACCATACAACCCATCAAGAGCTGCGTAGTGTGTAACTAAACGTGGCTCTTGTTGTGAGTAATCAAAGCAACCCCACGTCGTACCTTCTTCAGGTATAAACAAACTTCTGATCCGTGGTCCAAGTTCTTTGTTACGTGCTGGTATCTGTTGTAAGTTTGGATTGTTGTAACTAAATCTACCAGTCACAGTGCCACCTTGATCTGATCTTATCTGATTAATCTCTGCATGTATTCTACCGTTGTGTGAGTGTTTTAATATCGTATCAATAAAAGTTGTATGTGATTTGTTTATCTCTCTTGCATGTGCAATGGCTTTTACAACAGGATCAGTTTGATTCTGTAAAAAGTTTTTAGTAAAACTTGGTGCACCTGTTTTGGCTGTACGTTCAAATGGTAAGTTTCTTTTCTTAAATACTTCAGCAATACTTCTCGCCGCCCAAATTTGTACATCAACTCCTGTTTCTTTGTGTACTTGTTGTAGACATTGTTTCTCTTCTGCAACTAATTCTTCTTTAAGTTTGTGAGCTGCATCTATATCAACACGCACACCTAAGAATCTCATATCAACAAGACATGGAAATAATTCTGTTTCAAGATTAAATATGTCTTCAAGATCTTGACCAATAATTTCTTTCTTCATTTCTTGCCATAATTTTAGAGTCAATACTGCATCTTGTTCAGCATACTCACCAACATACATTGCAGGCAGTTTATACATCTCAGACTTAGCATCGATGCCCCAATGGTCCGCAGTTTCCTTCAATACAGCCTCATTTTTACCGATTCCGACGTAATCCCGACCCAAACTACCTAAATCGTATCTAAAGCGATTCTCGTCCACGAGAGAGCCAGCAATCATGGTATCTACTATCTTACCTTCTATTTTAAACCTTTCAGCTCTTAAAAAACATACATCGTACATTGCATTGTGAAATATCTTAATTGCAGGTGTATTTAACACATCTTGTAACCATCTCGTGACCATTCCATGGTCCATGTTACCACCGCCTTCATGACGTATAGGATAATAACCGGACCAGTTATGCACAGCTACAGCTATACCTACTATATGTCCTTTACTTGTTACAGATCCAGATCCCATAGTTTTTAACTCTGGGTCCTTTGTCTCTAGGTCAATTGCAATCTCATCATACTTTGACAAATCTGGAAAATCTTCTGGTGGTACCCACTCTGTTTGTGGTTTAAATATTTGTTTCATGATTCCTTTTTTGTTCGTAGACGTGTTTTTTTTCTACAAGATTATTTAGTTTTTGTTTATTACTAAATGCGTACAGAGCTGCATCATAGTCATAAGGAAATATTTCCCAAGTAACTAAACTAGGATATATTTCTAATTTAAATTTATGTTTTTTTATTTTAATATGTTTTGTTATAGGTTTACTTCTCATTCTTTGTATCTTTCAATTTCTTAATTTCTAAATCACAATAGTGTTTTATCTTCTCAAGATCTTCTATCTTATTTTTATATAAATATCTACAAACATATTTTACAACGTTGCCTTGAAAGAATGACAAATCATTCTTTGAAATAAATTCGTAGGGTTGAATACGAAAGTTTTTATAGTGACTCCCGCCTATCTGCTTGTCTTGAGGAAATGCATCCTCAAATATATCTTTGTTCGTCATAGATTGTATGCCTTTTTAGTTTGTGGTTCAATTATGTATAAGTTTTTTTCTGTTCTTGTGCAGGCAACATAAAATAATCTGTGTGTATCATCTGGATCTTTTTCATAATCAATAAATGCTGCACCAGCCAAGTCTGTTATTACAACTACATTTTCTCGTTCATTACCTTTGACGCCATGTATTGTAGAAATACTAATTCTAGGATTTTTATCTAAGTTCTCTCCTGATTTAATTAATTTTTTTATTTTTTTTATATCTTCATCACCTACCTCATCTAATGCTTCATCCCATTCAGATTCTGTTTTAAGACCATACTTATCTTTTAATGTATCTATATCGTAAAATCCGTCTTTAATTATTGTTTTAAATAATTTTGGATTCCAGTTATCTTTCGTCATCTTTGCAACAATCTTTTTTAAATCATTGTAATGAAGAGGTATACCCTTTCGTAAATCATTCCATTTTAATATAATTTCGTATATATTTTTTACCCTTGGTACAGCGTTTCTTCTTTGCCAATATAATTCTTTTTCATCTAATATATTTCCAATACCTGCTAACATATAGTTAGCTTGTGCTAATACCAACCATCTACCACTTGAGAAATCTACTTCATGTAAATCACTACAATATTGAACAGATCCTTCTTCTTCTTTTGGTAGCCATTCTTTTTCTACTCTGTTGTGTACTTTTTTTATTATCTTGTTTGCTAATTTAAATGGTATTTGTGGCACCCTTTGTGATTGATCTAATACAGTTCTTTCACCCTCTAAATTTATAAATGTACTTACATGTGCACCATTCCATCTGTATATAGCTTGGTCATCGTCACCTGATATGTAAGAGTCTTGTGCTTTTTCTTCTATCTTCTTAACTAATCTCCATTGTATTAAACTTAAATCTTGTGCCTCATCTACAAACATAACTCTTAAACTTGGTGATTCACCACTTGCTATAAATTTATCTAGCATATCTGGAAAGTCAATTAAACCATTCTGTTCTTTATAGTTTTCTAATTCCTCAACTATAATTTCTAATTTACTTAATTGTATTTTTGAGTTGTTATTCAAATGATAAAATTTTATTGGGTCCATCTCTTTTGATCGTGCTAAGTTTATTAACTGTATGTATGGATCTGGAGAATAGAATATACCTTCATAGTCTTCGTCTTGTCTCGCACCTTCTAATTCTATTTGCATCTTCTCAGATAATTCTTTGTAATGCTTTGGTTGCATTACCTGGTTTTTGTTTATACCAAGTTGATTAAAACAAAATGAATGTAGTGTTTGAAAGTATGGTACATCGTTGTAAGATAGTTTAAATTTATCCACTGCTCTTTGTTTACCTTCTTGTGCAGCGTTCTTACTAAATGTAAAATAACCAATCTTATCTGGTGGTGTGTTAGCTAAAAACTTTTCTATGTGTCCTAGTAATGTATGTGTTTTACCTGTGCCTGGTGGTCCATAAATTATGTGTCTCATTATTCATACCACCTTTCTGCATCTTCCATGTGTTCTTCTAATGTATCAAATGGATATCTAGCATTACAATTTACACAGGCCCATCTTACAAACTTACCTGTTTTGTGATTGTGGTGTAATACAATTTTAGTATTGCCTTTACCACAATGCTCACAATTTTCTGGTTTTGGTGGTGTAGAAGGGTCTTTTTCTAAAGCATGTCTTATACCACGTAATTTATTTTCACAATTTTTACATTTATTTTTTAATCTTTTATACATCTCCTGAGTTTCAGAATTTACTTTAGGACTAGCTATATGAAAATTTCTTTGATTAAATTCTAAATTACATCCATCACAAACTTTTGTATCATCTTCGGACCCTAAAACTTTATGTTCTATACCCTTGTATACTCTTATAAAATATTTCATTAATAATTTTCTTTCTTAAATGTTTTTGGTTTGTATGTTTCTATTTTTTTATCAAACCTAGCTACAACAAACACAGATATTTTACTTTTACCTACACGTTTAGTAGTACAGTTTAGATCATCTTTTAACATTTGTGATGTTCTTTGATATGGAACTCTCCAATGTTTTCTTGATAGATAGTTGTTAAAGAAGTTATCAAATACAAAATGATGAAAGCCATCTTTAGTATACGTACCACCATTACGTAAGTCTTCGTAATCGTCTTTTTGTATTCTGTTTACACAATAATCTTCCAGGTAATTGTTTAATATATCTTTTGTGCTTGTACCTTCTGCAGGTTCTGTGATCTCTGCACCACTTAATAATACAGTAGTAATTTTTTTCCAATCACCTGTCTTTAGTGTTGGTGGATTTATTCTTAATTGTTTTATACATTCTTCCTGAAACAAAGTTTGATTAGCCAAATGTTTTGCTGAATCTAAATACAATCTATCTCCATCTACATTCATATAGTAGTAAGGTTCTTCCAGGTTAACTACCTGTAAATCTGTTAGACTTGGAAATATTATCTCTTGACCTATACCAAATTTTCTAGATCTACATAATTTTTTATCACACAAACTACACATAGGTTGGTCATTACATTTGTAACCCCACTCTTTCTTGTCATGTTGTTTTATAATTATTTGTACTTCTGTATCTGACAATGGTTGTTGCATTGCAGACTCATTAAATATCATTACTTTTGTTTTCCAATTGTCTGGCCATTTAGATTTTGCATACACACCATAATGAAATAGTGCATT